TGCCCACTCAGTCTGCATCTTTTTTACCCATTCAAGTTGTTCAACTGCGGTCATTGCTGAAGCAAGGATTGAGCCTTCTGGTGACATGCATGGGAAGTCCACTACGTAGCGCGTGTGGTCTTCTCTACCATCAATACCAATATCCCATTGAACTTTATATCCACGCTTACGACACGCATCGACAAGTGGGTCAGAAGAGCCAAAACGAACTCGTCTAACGTAGAAGGGAGCAAATGCAGGGTGGATTCCAGGAGTCACACCAGGAAGGAGCGAAAGCGTTCCAGAGGGCTGAACCGTGGTCAAGCGAACAGACTCAGGCCATCCACGCTCAGCGGAGTACTGCTTGTCAAATTCCTGCAAGTATTCATACGCAGGAGACAGCCACGAAATCTGTTCTTCCGAACATTGAAGTATCCCAGTCACAGATTGTCCAAGTCTTGCGTTCTTGCTTACGATACTTGTTGTCTTCTCGTACGGGTACGCCATACGAGTAATTTGTTTTTGTGTCTTGTAAAGCAAACGGGAGATTTCTTTAAATTGCTCAAGTGACTCAATATTTGACAAAAATATGGTTGCTAAGTTACATGACTCCCCATCAGCAAGAGCAATCTCAGCGCAGGGATTAAAGCCCTCAATTGAATTATCAATTTTTATTTCACCGAGGCGACCATATTTGCGGGCAAGACGGCGATTTAGTAGTCCGTAGGGCTCCCCAGTGCCGTCGTAGCCCTTCCATAGCTCACTCATTATTTCGTCATAATGGTCTGCGTAAATTGAATTATTCGAATTTGCTCTCCAGGCAGGAATGTTGCCCGATGCCCAGTTTTTAGCGCGGATAAACAACACATCGTCTGGGTCACCCATGGCGATTTGCGCTGAACGTCGTGAAGAACCAGAAACGACAATACGTCCAATGATGTTGCAGATGTCCAACACATCAATAGAACGAAGTTTTTTGCCTTCACGGTTCTGCAAGACCTTGCAGATATCTGAAATTCCATCAATGAGCGCGCCAGGACCGGATGCGGTACCACCAAAAGTTTTTAGAGGAGCTCCATATTCGCGAATCAAAATAGTTGAATATGAAAATGATTTGCCAGTATCAAAATATGATTTCAGAACAGCATGGAGAAGACGTTTCCAGCCTTGACGTGAATCAGGAACAATAATATCTGCGTCATTGCTGCGCTCTTGAGTAATTACAACCCCTGATTTAACTTTTGGTAAATCGTGAATCTTTGAACGCTCTACAGAAAAACCGACACCACCACCAAGCATTAAGTACTCAAATAAAAGCTCAAAATCTTCAATTTTTTCAATATTGGTGAAATAACAATTGTTAAGCGATGTGGCATTAAATTTTTGGACAAGAGGTGTTCCTAGCTGCCATAAAGAGCGTCCAGAAAAAGAACAACGAAGATTGAAGCAGTGGTCAAATAGTTTTTCCGCTTCTTCCTTGGTGTAATCAACACCTATTTCATGCGCACCATTAATAACTCTTTGAAGAGTTTCAACCCATGTTTCGTTATTTCCATTACTTTTTTTGCGACTATATGTTCTAAGGAAAACAATTTCCCCCATGCCGTTAAAACCCCATGGTGGTAATTTTTGAGAATACGAATCTACAAATTCTTGGTCAAGTAATGTCATAATAATTTTCCTTAAGTGGTTTAAATGGTCTATCGATATTAACCGAAATCAGAATACTAAAATGGTCTAAAATTAATCAAATTATTTTTTGATTAGACCCAAACTCTCGGCTTCTTTGTATGGTATGTATTTCCCTTTTGCGTGAAGGATTACTTTAACACTTGTAAATGGAGTTATTTGCACTGTTTGTAGTATGTCTTCTTCAACTAAGAAATTTTGAATTTCTTTGAGTTCTTCTGTTGTGCCATAGCCAGCTATGATTTTTGGCGGTTCTGTATCGCCGACACAATCTCCGGTCGGATGTCCACATACTGGACAGGGAGTGTTCTGCTGCGCTCCTGCGCCGCTATTGCGTATTAATCCCGCGCTAGCTCTATCCCTAAAAGATGGGGAGTCGTAAAATGGCATACCCTATTATATATGCTAATTAAATTCTTGTATATAGAATCCATTATGTTTAATAAGCATTCTTAATTCATCGTAAGATTCTTTGGGTAAATCGTCGATAACTTTTTCTGCTAAAACCGATTGCAACATTCTTGGGTAAAGCCCGTTTCTTAATTGTGCATCTGGCCCGTTCGGATAGACTAAAATTTCAGACCAATCGATACTCTTATTCAAGCCATAGGAATACGGGATTGCTACCATACTTACATAGGATGGTGCCCTGCCGTCTACCTCAACGCCAGCATGGCTAATGGTTATGCATTCCTTCACCCCTATATTGGGGTCGAGGAAGGCCATAGAAAGCTCCATGTCTTTAGTTTTGGTCTGGTTGGCTGAGCAATACCCCTCCGCAACCATAGCTATAGAATTAACCCCCCAGTATCGCCTGAGGACCGAACATAGTTCGGCCGCTATATGCAATCTTTTGTCGGTGGAAAGACTCATAAGCTCCCTTTTCATTTGGCACACGATGGCTAAATGGTCATCAACCCAACCGAAAAAGTTCATACTTAAGTCTTCCCCTATCCCGTCTTCTTTAACAGTGTTTGACTTGGCTAATTGGGCGGCTGTCATGACTAGGGCCATTTTACTTAAGCAGTTGTCGTAGTCATCCACAAGCCCAGATTAAGCCAAATAAGCCTCCAATAGGGGATGGTCGTGTTGAGTACATCCACTAAGGAGTATTTTCATGTACTAAGCTCTTGCCCATGACAACACAAAAGAAAAAATCAACCCCAAAGAAAAAAGCTACCCCTAAAGCGGCTAAGGCACCTGCGGCTTCAAAACCAAAAGAGAGCGCACCAGTTGCTCCAGAGGTTAAGTTGCCAGCGCCAGTTCAGGCTCCAATCAAGGTAGTTCTGCCTGTAAAAAAGAAAAGTTTTTTGCGCAGATTTTTTGGGTTTTAAAAATTCAATAATTTCTCTTTTTCAAAAAAGAAAGTAGCGCTATGACTACGGAGCATCGTCGCGCCCCTAGACGAAAGATAGTCGAGGTGAGCCGCGAGGGTGCTTGGGGTAAAGTCAAGTATAAACACCTACTTGAATGTGGGCACACCGAAGTAAGACCCAGGGCGTCATCAACACCGAGTCTTGCTTGCGCATGGTGTCTCAGGGTAGATGTAAGACAAAAAGAAATCAATGCTCTCTCGCTCACCAATAGGGGACCATATATCGATACGTCGCCATTAATGGCATCTGATGAAATCACATTAAGTAAAACACGGGCTTTACTCTCTTCTAGGTTTGGAGTTCCTCTTGATTCCGTTGACATCATTTCCAGCGACGTCAACGGAAATTTAGAAATAAATTATGCAATAATTTTTCTTTCTTCGGGAGATGTGGCTAGGCTAATGAAATCATAATCACATCAAAGGGAGTTAGTCGATGGATAATAACAAAGAACCTTTTAATAATCCACCGAAAAACGGCAAATGTGTTGGACATCCCACGGAGTTATGGTTCCCTCATCACGTCAGGGGAGCAAAGGTTCAGGAATTTCGCGAAAGAAAAGAAAAAACACGAAAAGCAATTGCGATTTGCAAAACCTGCGATGTCAGTGAAGAATGTTTACAATATTCATTAAGACACGAACCATGGGGCATATGGGGTGGCAAAACTGAACTGCAACGTGCAGCAGTACGTGTTCAAACCAATGTTCGGCTTACTCGGGACGGAAAAATATTTATACCTGGATTGGGTAATAGAAATGCCAACGGAGAAGCATTAATTCGTCAACCCAAGAGTCTAAAGAGACCAACCGCATTGTCTGAGGTTCAGTAAAATGCCAACACCAGGCCCAATAGCAGAAAATTTTCTGACCCGGCTGTCGTCGGTCAGGCAAACAGGCTCTGGCTGGCAGGCTAAGTGTCCATGCAGAAATGACGACAATAATCCATCGCTATCAATAGCGGAGGGCTCAGATGGTCGAGTACTAGTCACTTGCCACAGAGGCGGTGGGTGTGATGTAAATCAAATATGTGCTGCCGTAGGACTTAAGGTCCATGAATTAATGCCACCAAAAGAAGAGCGAACCGAAAGGAAAGAAAAATTAAAATTTGTCGCTGCTTATGACTTCACCGATGAGCATGGTCATTTATTATTTCAAAAAGTACGTTTCGTCAATCAAGACGGCGTTAAAACTTTTAGACAAAGAAAACCAGACGAAAATGGAGAATGGATTTATTCTTTAGGCGAAACGCCAAAAGTTTTATACAATCTTCCTGCAGTTTTGGCAGCAAAAGCAAAAGGTGAACCTATTTGGGTTGTTGAGGGAGAAAAAGACGCCAACACGCTTATTGAGATGGGTCTTTGCGCCACCACGATGCCCGGTGGGGCAGGTAAGTGGCTAGACATACATACCGATGCATTGTCGGGTGCTTTAGTTGAAATTATTACAGACAATGATTTGCCAGGCAAGCAACACGCTCAAACGGTTCTTGAAGAATTGTTAAAAGCAGGTTGTGATGCTCAAATATGGATTTCACCAAAAGCAAAAGATGTAACCGACCATCTAAATGAGGGCTTATCGCTTTCCGACTTAATAGCTTTTGAACCAGAGAGCAAAGAAGTTGATGAGTCTCAACTAAATCCAAAAGACCTTGCCATCCATCGGCTTAAAGAAGTACTAGATAGAACAGATTTAGATTCTCAACAAAAAATTTCTAAATCATCGTTAATTATTGCCGCATCAACAATTGTTGACCCAGGTGACCCAGGCAGACTCATTCAGTGGAATGATTTTATTAACGAAACAAGTTCAGACAGCTATGATTGGGTTATACCAAACCTGGTAGAAAGAGGTGAGCGAGTTATTGTTGTTGCGGCCGAGGGTGTCGGAAAGACCATGCTTGCTCGTCAAATTGCCCTATGTTCGTCATCCGGTGTGCATCCTTTTACTTTTCAGCCAATGAAGCCAGTAGTGACTCTTACTGTTGACCTAGAAAACCCAGAGAGAATTATTAGAAGAATGTCTTCTTCTATTATAAATAACGCAATGAGTATGGGCAGGGTACCGAAAGTGACCGCATCTATTTTGACAAAGCCAGCAGGTATGGACCTACTTAAAGCATCAGACAGGGCTATTTTAGAGGAAGCAATTGACAGCGTGAAGCCGGACATTCTTTTGATAGGACCGCTATATAAGGCATTCGTTGACCCAGGCGGGAGAACATCGGAAGCCCTTGCTGTTGAGTTAGCAAAATATTTAGACACAATTCGAACCGTATATAAATGCGCCCTTTGGCTTGAGCACCACGCCCCATTAGGTACGACTATGTCGTCCAGGGACCTCAGACCATTTGGCTCTGCTGTGTGGTCTAGGTGGCCAGAGTTCGGAATCTCCCTTCAACCCGACCCAACATCTCCCGACCCATATGTTTACGATGTCAGGCATTTCAGAGGCGCACGCGACGAACGACCTTGGCCAGTAAAGATTAAACGTGGCAAACGTTTCCCTTTTGAGGTGCTAGAAGCGTCTAAGATAATTGTATGAGTGATGAAAAATCTAATAAAATCTCCACAAGGGAGTTTATTAGTGACAGAGATTTGCGTATTTTTAAACTACGTCAAGCTGGAACATCAACATCCGAAATAGCTCGTCGTTTTGGGGTGTCAACAACAGTTGTGTCTCGCGCAATACAAAGGCAATTGCAGAAAATGAACAGCGAAACACTTTTAGCGTATCCTGAGGTTTTGAGACTAGAACTAGAACGACTAGACAACCTTCAGCAGGCTATTTGGCCATTAACCCAACATAGACGTGTGGTTATGGATGATGGAACAGAACAGTCAGTTGAACCGGACCTCAAGGCAATACAGCAAGTTTTGGGGATTATGGATAGAAGAACCAAGCTCCTGGGGATGGACCAAGCA